AGTGCAAATGAGAAATCATCATCGAGGGTTATATTTTCACTGAACATTTCAGGAGTCAGAAACCCTAGTCCACCAATCAGGCTTGCCCCATCGCTTGAACCCAGGTTTTGGCGAAGCGTATCACCATCCATCAGAACGAAGTGAGTAACGTCGTTCACAAAGCTAGTTGCATCGGTTCCGGTGGTCGTAAACCCGACGTCAGTGGCAGCATTAAGGCGGTAATACTGATTGTCGTAGCGAATGTACTGATTGCGTGCGCTGAACTGGAATGGGCCATCCTCATAGTCGCCAAGAAAAACATAGCCGGAGGACAGAAGGAATTGCTCAAACCGATTAGCTCTGTCCAGTTGCGCGGCATCGAACTGATTATTTCTTCCGGTGTTCGTCAGGCGCTTTACACCAAGACGGTCAGTATAGAATTCACCGGGGCCAGTAACTTCTTCGTCAAGCTTCGCGCCTGCAAATACCGCATTGCGGATATCGGTACTTGGTACCGGAACCTGCGTCGGTGTAGGGAGTGGAACTTCTGCCATGTCTTTTCGCCCTATAAAAGGCGCACGAAGCCCTCAGAAGTGAATCTGATGGTGTGCGCGAAGGTTGGTAATTACTGCTGTGTGTTACGGATAAATCGAGTCTGAATACTCAGTGAGTGAGAGGGTTTGAGTATCGTCACCGTTGGGTTTAGCGCTATCGACGCGCCAGATTGTGGAGTTCAGTTCCGAGTCGGTAGCAATGAAATAACGGCTGGGGTTTTGCACATTTTCGCGGTCATAAATGTTCAGATCGAAGGTATCAGCTGCAGCCTGAAATGCTTTGGGCTTGCCGTTAACCGGATAGGCCCGCCAGCGCCCGCGGTAATTGCCGAGGCTGTCGGTCATCACCACCCACATATCCCCGAGTGAGAAGTCGATACGCTCTGACGCCGAGAACACATCCCCGGATCGCCCGGTGATGTATCCAGTTTGCTGCGCGTTGTCGTACATGTCCGGACACTGAACCACCGTACCGCGCACCACCTGCGTCGACTCCAGCACTTTCACCGTCATGGTCAGGCGTGAGTAAAGGATTTTCCTCGCCTCAAGCCAGGCCCGATCGGTTGCCTGAATGGCGTTGCGGCAGCCGTCCAGGCTGATCTGCATCGCGTTAACAGTGGCATCCTCAACCTCGGTAATGCCGCTGCTGTCGATCTGCAGATAGATGTATGCCTTCTTGTTCGTCAGCGGGTCTACGTAGTCCAGCGCCACGCCGTCGTAACCACCGGGGAGAGACATTTGCCAGGCGACTTTGTACTCGTCCCAGAACATGTTTGAGCGCGCAAATACCGCATCCGGATTCGTCACTTTCTCATCGCGCCAGAACGTCAGCACATCGCCGATGTTATTGCCGTCAACGCGGGCTACATTGGCGATCGTCGCTATGCGCTCACCAAGAGGCTGCTTCTCATCCGAGAAGGTGTAATCGAAATACCCAAGCTGAGCATCCGGCAGCGAATCGGCAATGGCATACAGAGCGGCGACGTCAATACTGGCCACGTCCTGCTTACCCACAACCACCCATTCGTGAAGGATGGCGTCTGCAAACGAGCGACTCGGCCGCAGCGTGTAATCGACCCCGCCGGTTGTCCGGTCGTAGCTGATGGTATGCCGCTGCGCCAGCATGTTGTACTTCTGCTCGCGGTTGCTGTTGCTGTCATTCGAGCCTTTGATAGTGATGCGGGCAATCGTGTCCTCTGGATACACGACGTTTTCGCGCACGTTAACCGCATGGATCGCCATCAGTGTGACAACGTTAGCGTCATTGCTGTTGTCGAGGCGCTCGATGGTCACCGCATAGCGCCCCGCCCCGGCTGCAGGAACGAACTTATGCGTTGTGCGGAAATAGCGCGTTGTCACCTGGAGGTCGTTATCGAAGAAATAATCGTGCTGCTCTGACGTACCCGGAACCTGATTGTTGTCGTCATCGACCTGCCAGAACTTGATCCGGTATTGCGTTGTGCCGGCCGTCGCGCCGAGCTGAACCAGCACATGCACCCAGACCTGCGTAGAGACGATCGGCGACACTGATGGACCGATAACCAGAGGGGTCTGGTCGTTCAGGGTGAACAGAGTCGGGTTGATAACCGCGTTGCTCGGAAGAGACGTAATTTCCCCTGAGAGCTCGCCGATATAGAACGTCGTGTACGACAGCGTGTCGTCGCCAATAAAGCTCTCCGAGGAGATGATATTCCCGGCACCAGTGACGTTTCGTGTGACGCTTGTGCCGCCGTCGTTCCAGGTGGCGTTGATGACGAATGACACTGGATGCGGCACCGCCAGCGCAGCGAAGTAGGCAAAGTTGTCATCGTTCGACAGCACAATGGCTTTGAGCTGATTACCCTCGATCGCCACCGATGTCGGCGCCGTCGTGGTCGCTGTCTGGGCAGGGAAGTCCTGACTTTCGTTCAGGCCGGGGACTGTCTCATTATCGACGTCATCGAACTGATACCCGACTTCAATCGTGCCGATCACGTCACCCGGGTTATAAATCGCAGAACTGGCGCCCGCCAGGCTGCCGAGATTCGATTCAGAATAGCGGATCGACGATATGGTGTACCGGCCGTAACCGACCTCAAACCACTCCGTAAGCTGTTTGTTGTTGTCGACGAACTCGAACAGTGCTTCCTGAATCAGATCAGGAAAGACGCGGCACTGGCCGTAAATGTTCGGGCGCCCCTTGTAGAGTCGCGCGCGGTTCGTCTGGCCGGTTAAGTCGTTATTGGGGGATTCGCCCGTCGCCACCGATACTGACGCGCTGGGCTTATTTGACAGGCCGAACACCTTCAGCGCGCCAGAGAGAATTTTCGTGACCGGGCGCAGTATCGTGGTGATGAGCTTTCCCACCCCGCCCTCTGGCTGGTCGAACACAGCCACCACGTCGCCAGATCGCAATGGCCGGCTGATATCGTAGTCGTCAGGAAGCGCACGGCCATTCAGCTTCACGACAACATCGCGGTGCAGCTGCAGAGAATCCAGCAGGCTCACCAGTGTGGTGCCGGCATCTACCGTTCCCCGCTGCAGCGGCGCGCCAGGCAGCCTCTGTAACTCATATCGCACCATGCACCATGTACTCCACTTTGCTGTAAACCTTCAGTAATGCCAGCGGGCTGTCGCAGCGTACGAAACCGAATTCGCCGCGGGAATGCAGGCACTTAACCGGGCTGATCATCACACCGATATGCGCCGGCACTTCGCCGCGGTAAAAAACGGCGATGCATCCGGTGGCCGCCATCGGCACGCACCGCCAGTGCGCGTGCTCCTGTTCGTAGCAGGTGATGAAATCCGCGCCCGATTCGTAGCCGGCGATGTGATGCAGCTCCAGGCCGAGCACATACCGGTAATACAAAACGACGAGGCCCCAGCAGTCCATCTGCTCAAAACTGCAGGCGCGATTAGCCCAGGGCTTGCCGTTAACAAGCCCGATAAAGTCGCTCTGTGTCATACGGTGATCAGCCCGGGATAGTCTTTCGTTGTGTAAATGATGGAGTTGGCCAGCGTCAGCGGATTAGTCTTGCCGGCGGTCACGGTGACGTTGCTGGCATCGGCTGAAATGTCGTTCACGTAAAGCGTCCAGTCTTTCAGAGATGATGCATCGCCGATCGCGTTCCACTGCTGATACAGGCACTTTATCGGCGTCATGCGCGCCGCCCCGCGCCAGCTTTTCAGTGTCTGCCGTACATGTTCCGTGGCGGCGACAAACGTTATGGTCATTGATATGACCGCCGTTCCGTCCTGCGCCGGCTCGGTCACGCTGAACCGCGCAGGCTCGAAGGCATTTCCGCCGAACGTCGCCGGGCGAAAAAGGTTATTGACCACCCGGTAATGGCCGAAAGCCGGATGATAAAACTCCACCGTCTGTTTGATATCGCTGGCCGGCCGCCGCTCTTTCCATTCTCGTAATGTTGGCATCAGTCAGCCCTCGGCATCACTTCGGTTATCAGGTAATCCAGCCAGTATCCATAGCCAGGCTGGGCCTCAACAATCCAGTCGTCGTAGTCCTCGGTAATGTCCTCGAGACCGTTGCTGATGACCGTTGCGGTCCAGGTGACAATGTTGCCGTTCTTGCTGGTCTGCACCGGCATGTCGACGAAATGCAGCGTCTGCTGCTGCACGCCCTGCGTATCACCCAGGTCGATCGGCATCTGGAACCAGTTACGCCCGCGGTCGCAGTATGTCGGAGAGCGCAGCCATGACTTAAACCGCTCGGCCTGGGCAAGAGTGAAAATCCACTGCAGCGTCCAGGTTGCTTTCAAGTCAGTAGTAATCGGCGTGATTATCAATGGACCGACTGCCGTCTGCGTCGTCTGCCAGGCTGTATCCTGCGTCATGTTCTGATCGGCGCGCTGGGGAAGCGGCAGGAACGGAGGGTATTGAACTGTTGCCACGTTTCCTCCGGGCATAAAAAATGCCGCTGCTGCGGCACTGATCTTTTATCAGGATGTTACTAAATGTATCTCGCTGATACTGTGTATTTTTCACACACAGCAAGAGAGGTCATATGTCTTACACGCACAGCAGGGATTACATGGAGGGCGGATCAATCGTTTCCGTTCAGTGCTCCCACCAAATCAACGTCCTTGTTATGGATGACGCTGCTTATAACCGATACAAGAGAGGTGAAAGCTGCAAAGTCTATGGCGGATTCTATAAGCAGTTTCCCGCCAACATTGCAGTGCCGCACTCCGGTAACTGGAATGTCGTTCTGGCTCTCCCTGCCGGGCATCGCGCTACATACAGATATTCAATCAACGTAATCAGGCAATAGCATCTGCCCTTTCGCCTGGAATAATGCCTCTTCAAGGGCGGCAATGATTTTTTGCTGTGTGCCGTCCTTCAAGTAGCCCAACGACGCCACCCCCTCCTGTTTATCGCTGTCGCGGTACCAGATAACCTCGCCATTAACTTCGATTGCTACTTTCATTATGTTCACCCATTAAAAAACCCGCCGGGGCGGGTTTGGTTTAGTAAGCACCTTGCGCTTTTCTTCCGAGGCCATAAGCGCTTTGAATTGCAGAGGACATTGGCCCATTGCGATCAACATCGGTAAGAAAAGCTTCCACTGTCACAACACCACCTTCCTGGCTGGCCTGCGCCTGGAATGAATGCTGTCCGCCACTAGTCTGGTCATAAAACTGGATGTTTACCTGGACCTGACCGCCATTCATATCCTTATTGCTGATGACCTTCCCGTTATCGCCGGGGATCATGTACTGCTTGCCGGTGCTGGCCTGGTAAATCTCTGGCTTCCCTTTCTCGCCGACCTGATACAGTCCGCCGGCTGATACCGGGCCGCCGTTGTAGCGAGCGCCAGCTATTGAAAGGGCCTGCGCCATGCCAACTGTTGAAGCTATTCCTGCCTGAGCGGGGATAGCGTTAGCGCCAGCCGTGGCAAGGGAGGTCATTGCAGCAGCCGGAGCCATGGATGCGGCTATTAGTTGCCCTTGCGCAATAGCCATTCCAGAAGCGGCGGTCATTCCAGCCTGCCCCATAATTACAGACTTCAACCACTCAACTCCCATCTGGACAAAGGAGTTGATAACGCTGTTTAGGACAGTTGATCCGAGTGAGCTCATGGCTTCGCTGACAGACATACTGCCAGTGAGTATGCCAGTGAGGGCATTAGAGGCGTTTCCTGCAAATGAATCAAATGCCGCAGCAGCTACCTCATATCCTGCGTTTTGTTGCCTCCATATCTCCCACTGCGCCGCTATGCGCTGTTGCTCGTACTGAGTGTTAGCGGCATTCATCAGTTCAAGACCGCGCTGGGTTATCTGCCCCTTCTGCGTTTCGAACTGCTGGATGAGAGCCAACTCCTGAGCATGCTGATTAGCCAGCTGTTGGACAGGGTCAATCTGCCCCCGAGCTTCCTGCATGGGGCTTACAGTTTGCTGAGCGCGTATCTTAGCCAGATTAACCTGGTGCTGAGCCTCCAGTTGCTCACTGGTCTGATTGTACTGCTGCTGGGTAATCCTCTTCCCATCAAGAGCAGTTTTCAGATCCTTCATATCCTGCTGATAAGAGGCGTTCTCTCTTGTTTCAGGGAGGAGCTTTTGAGCGGCGGCTTGGGCTTTGAGAGCATTGGCCGTATCCCATGCCGCCGCCGCATCACGTTCAACTTGAGCAACCTGTTGTGGTTTGGCGTTCGTTAACTTCTGTTTTGCTGCCAGTATTGCCTGTTCGCGCGAGAGTTCGCTTGTCGAATCGGCGGCCAATTTCGCTTTCTGGCTGTACTCTTCAACAACTTTTGCATTTCTCTCTGCCTGACTCTCCCCTTTCTTCTGCTCCGCCGTCAGTTTCTTATGCGAATCGAGATTGGTGTAAGTCGCGGCAGCATCATCCATCATTCGCTTAGTGTGCGGATCGTCTTTCGAGAATCCCGCGTCCTCGGCTGCAAATTGAGCCGCTAATCTTGCCCTTGCGGCACCTTGTAGTTTAGAGAGCGCCAGATTCCTCTCGGACTGTTGAATTAAACTTTTTTGCCCAGAGGTCAGGTTATCTGTTGATTTTTTCAGTATCTCAAAATTAACGGCGGCATTTGTTGCGCCGGTAGACAAGTCTGTGAGTTTATTGTGTAGCTCAATCAACTCTGGCTTTGCATTTTTTGAGGAGTTGATGATTTCATTAATTCTCAAAACAAGTGTTTGCAATGCCTGCGGAGACGGGTTGTCACTAAGGTCTGCGAGCTGCTTAGTAAGCCCAAACGCCGCCTCTTCAGAAATACCCAACTTAGAGGCTACGGCACCTACTGTATTACCGATAGAGTCAGCCGTTGCTCGGAAATTCATTCCTGCGCCATATGCCTGTTTCATTGCAGAAGAGTAATCGCTAGTCGTTATATTTAGCGAATTCAGGCGATCATTAAACCCTTCAACGGAAGCATAACCGCCAGCTAGCGCTGATATGGCCTTATCTCCAAACGAAAGAACAGAGTCAGCCGCCTCTCCTATCGCTTTAGGTATTTTCGAGATGGCTTGGTTATATTCAATCAGCGCCTGATTTCTCAGCAGTGTTGCTGCCGTGACATTGACCCTGGCAAGGTTTGCGTATTTGTCAGATAGCGCAGCGATACCCTGAGAGGAAACAGAGATAACATCATTCATTCTCTCGGCAGCATCTTTAAGCGCATCCATTGCGCTTTTCCCACCATTAAGAGAGGAAATTAAAGTCCCTGCAACAACAGTTCCAAGCGCGATTAGCGCCCCGACGATAGCACCACCCGGCCCGAATGCCCCAGCTAGCTGCGACCCTTGCTGACTAAATGCTACCAATGCAGATTGACCACCTTGGACCTGAACGATGAAGTCCTGAATCTGATAACCTGCCTGCTGAACGCTTCCCTTCAACCCTGAAGACATCACTTTCGAGGTAGCATTAAGTTGCGTATCAAGCTTTTTGAATTGCCCTGATGTTTTTTGTGCATTATCGCCAATGTTATCTAGGGCTTTATTCGCCTGCTGCTGACCAGTAAGCAATTTTGCAACATCGGCCTCAATCTCAATGTAGACTCCGCCAAGATTTTCACCTTCAGCCATACCTTTCTCCGGGCAATAAAAAACCCCGCCGGAGCGAGGTTTGTGATTACCAGAATGCAAAATTACATTCTGATTTCATTTCAATGTGTTATGCCACATCAGCATCGTGAATTAGGTGTCGAAGAGCCTGAACCCCTTCGGCGTTGTAACGGAACGCCTCAACCTGCTTATCCGAGTGTCTCGACTTATCCAGAAAGAACTTGCCGTACTGCTCAGTTTTCAGGTTGTGTTTATTGGCCACGCGACCGATCTTGTTCGCAGTGCAACCGAGCTGCGCTGCCACTTCACCCGCCGTAGAGTAATGCTCTTCAATCGCCGGCAGTGGCACAATTTCGTGACCGAGAAGTGGATTAACAAGGGTGGCAACAATTACCTGGTTAGCCGATTCACCAAGCCGCGGAAACATTGACATCAACTCCCGAGCCGATGCGATGTTTTTCTCCAGCGCCTGAGCTTTGAGTTGTTCAGCTTTGGCAAGCCGATATTCAGTAAGCCCTGAGGTGCTTTTGGTCGGCACCTGGATAGCCTGCATGTCTTCCAGCTTATCAACCAAAGAGCGGCGAACAGCTTTAGACTCACGGGCCGCCACGCGAAGGGCCTGCTTGATCGTCATGTCAATTACCTCAACAGGACGGCCGCCATTGGTGCCGGAGGGTTTTACACTTTTTGTGTAAAACTCCCCATCAAGTTCGTCGACTACTTTTTCAATGAACTTATTGTTGCGTACCTCTGGCTCCCCGCACTGCTTGCGAGCCTGATTAACCATCATCAGCAAAGACTGGCTGTCAATGGTTTTATCGGTGACAACACTGCTTTTTGGTGCTAAATTTAATGAAGTCATTGGTTGGACCCTTATGACAGATTTATGGATAGCCGGCAGCTGCGAACTGTCGGCTTTCTATTTATGCATCATTGCAACATATCCTGACGCAGGTGCGGTAATACCCTGCTCCAGTTATCATCCTTCCATGGGTGAAATTCGATATGCGCTGTCTCGCGCTTAATGATCTCCCTGGCCTTGTTGATTGTCCGTGGCAACTCCTGACCGATTGTGTGAAAGCGCCCGGCCTGCCTATGCTCGGCCACCTTCAGCAATGGCGTGACACTCTCACAAGCTGTAAGCATGATGTCACTTGCTCGCCATAACCATGCCAGAGAGCAAAGCTCATCATCACTGAACTGCTTCGCAATCGGCGAATGAACCACTTCCCGATCCAGAATATCCAACACCCAGCGGCGGAACTCTTTGGCAACATCCGTGCGGGCAAACATTGCGATCAGGTGCGCGCCACGAAGTGAGAAAACTCGCACCTTTTTGCGGTAGTTTCCTGAGGTCACTGATTCAATGACCTGAGTCATTCCGCTGGTAAACTCGTCTGAATTCTGGTTGAACAGGTTCGTTACTGATTTTGCGCTTTTGTACTGAAGCGCATTGGCGATTTCTGCAGAGGTCAGCCAAATACCAGTCATGCCGGTAACTGGAACAATCGCTTTACCTTGGAAGTTGAGGTCTGATCTTGCTACAATGTTCATGTCGATATTTCCTTCGCGGTTATTTTCGATAGAAGCCCCAAAGGTTGCCGCCAATGGGGCTTCGCTGTTTTTACTGACCATTCATGCGCTCCTCACGCAGGCTTTTTGCCAAACGCTGCACAATTGCAGAGTTAATCGATATCCCATCCATTTCAGCCATACGGCGGATCTCTTCCTTCATTCCTTCTGGCAAACGCAATTGGAAGCTAGAGCTTTTTCTTTCTGTATATAAAGTATCCATATCAACCCTCATCTATCATGTCACCGTGACATGATATCACTGTGACTCAATTTACGGATAATGTCAATGTGATAGCATCAAGAAAATTTTGAGGTGCTTATGTCAGAAAAACCAGTCCGCGAATACGATAAATTCATGCTCCGCTTCCCTGATGGTATGCGTGATGCCATAGCTGAGAGAGCCAAGCGTAATGGCCGCTCCATGAACTCTGAGATTGTCCAGATCCTTCAGGATGCGCTGGAGACAGAAAAGCTGATAGCTGAAAGCGACATAGTTGATTTTGATTCAACTCAGGCGGCCCTGGATTCAAAATCCACGCCAGAGGAAAAAGCCGCGTTTCTTGCTGATCTTGAGAAAAGAGATCCCTTTACCGCTGCAATTCTTCGTGAGGGAGAGGAACATAGCAGAAGGCTTGCTGCCATCCTAGGAAGGCGCATGGGTTACTCAGATGAGTAAAAGTAAAAAAACCCACCTGATGGTGGGTTGCCTAATCTACGTTACTGACAATTTCTGGAGTTAATTTTTAATTGTTGATCCAGTATCTTCAGTGCATTGCGACCGATTTCGCTCTTATCAGATAAGAAAGCAGGCTCTTTTGATTTCTTAATGAAAACATGCCCTGCATCACCATCTGTATAAACGAACCGACCTCCAATTTTACTTATATCGGTATGTCCCGAGACAATACCACAGACAGCGTTTGAGCTTTCATTCCTGAAAACCTTTATCTCTGAGAAATCCAGTCCTAACAATGGGTTGAAATTACTGTCACAAATAATGACAGCAGAGCCACTTCTGGCTTTACCGCTAGCCTCAAGTAATCGCCATCTTTCGCAGTCTCCCGGCTTATACTTCTGAGATAGCTCTTTTCTTACTGCCTCTTTTGCATCATTAATGATCTGAGTATCAGATTTTGCATAACAAAAGTGTGACAAGAAAAGTAGCCCGATAATGATTAACCGCCTCACATCGCTACCCCGCGCTCTTTATGAATAGACTTCTCATTCATCATTTCTATAACGCGCAGACCGAAATCGGTTAGCGTGTATGGGCGCGAGAAGAGGTTAATCATCTGTGATAAATGCTTGTGCGGGTCCTTCAAAACAGGATCATCAGGATGCTTTCTCGCATTGGTATGAGCCACCCCAACCAACCCGAAGACCAGATTTTCAAAAACAACGGTCTTGGTAACTCCGTCATAAGTCACCGTGTCGCCGCCGGTTGTTTCTTTTAGGTGCCGTAAATATGCCCTGGCGATTTCTTCACCCAGGCGCTGTAACTGTTCTTGTTCGCTCATATCCCTATCCCCCTCAGTAAATGATGCGGCAATCGTAGCAGAGGGGAAGCGATACGACAAAACCCGCAGTTAAGCGGCTATTCTGGTAAAAATGAAGCCAGCCTGACATCACAGGAATGGTAGATACTGGTCAACTCTCCCCCAGTTAAAAGGATCTCCTCGCCTGGCGCACTCGCCATGGCCATCATCCGGTTAGCAACAGCTAAGATAAAATCGTAATTCATCCTGATGAGAAGCTGCACATCAAGGATTAACGGATGAAATTCATCCTCCCACCCTTTGGGGTTGCTTAAGCAGTTATAATAGAAAAAGTATATTTCTTCGGCCTTCAGGAAATCAGTATTTGCACCACCACCTCGGGACATATCGGCGCGGATAGAATCACCGTCAAATACACTTCCATTAAAATGCTGAGCGTTCACTCCTGCGTACAGCACCTTAACTCTGTTCATTGCGTAAAACCTTACGTCTTCAAGGCTTTGTAAGTGTTCTCGGCGACTGGTAAGTGCATAGCCATAATGACCATTCGCGTGTTCAGGAACCATAATATGAATGCTCCTTGGTTCCCACCCCAACGCCATTGCACACAACCAGTGACCAGCCTCATGCTTGGCTATGTCGTATGTTCCTGCCTTGAAATCGTATTCGGTTTCCATGCCAACTCCTGCGTTTTTAAGCAGGATAACCGATCAATCTCCTTGGGTGATCTCATCATCTGAAATAGCAATGGTCCCGCTATAAAAGCGTCTTGCTAGAGATTTATTTTCCACAGTAATGATCTCCAGAGGAAAATCATCATTCACATTATGATGTTCATCTATGTAATTTTCCCTTGGTATTGGGTTAGATATATCGCGCTCTGTCATACAACCCCCATCACCACCCGTCTGGAACTAAATCAGGTCTGTAGTCCTTTATAAGTCGCGCCCCGCTCTGGAGGCGCATTCAACAATACGGTTATTCATGGTCACGCCGCCGCATACAGCAACTTCATTTGTCCCTTAACGGGGAAAGCAGCCATGCAGCGGGCTTCGAAATCCTTTTGGTCAATGCTGCAACTGGCAATGTTGGTAACGGCGATCAGTTGCAGCTCGACCTTCTCCAGTGCATCAGGCTTAAGATGTTGGTGAATCTTCTCCTTGCTGTCCCCGGCTGCTTGTTTGGCTGCCTGATAGACATAATCAGGAAGTGCTACACCGTACACCCAGCGAGAGGTGATCTGCCCGAACAGAGCTGGGCAACCACCGACATGACCAAAGTAAGGAAGGCCGGACATTTTCGACAGTGCTTGATAGAACGGGTCTTTAAAGCGCTTCTCCCAGGACGTTGGTTGCTGGCACACCATCAGGCCGACAATCTGATCTTCGGTGAGCTGGAAGTTTTTACTCAGCAGCAGATTTTTAATATGACGATCACAGGCGCGGGCGAATTTTACTGACAACCAGCGGGCGAATTCCACCGCCAACTCCGGATGAAGCCAGGTCCCGCCGTAGCGACCTTTTTCAATACGAACTAAAGGTGGGAAAATCCCACCTTTAAAATTAAACCCTTCTATACCAAGCTCTTGGCATAACTCAGCCATATATTCTTTTGTGGAAGGAAGGCGCAACCACTCAGTAACTTTCCTTCCGTGGTGTTTTGCCGCAACCGTGGCATTGAACCAGCAATCAGAAGCAAAAGGAAATGAACGGTCATCGTAATTCATAGGGATGATATTAGACATATCGGTATTACCTTTTAGTGATGAACCTTGTCGCACAGGAAACCGGCCCACAGAAGGGCACCGACAGCCAGCCGGCATCCTCAAGGGTCATCCTGAAAGGTTCTGTGTTAAATGCGCGTGCGAGGCGCGTCAGAAGTGATTCGGCATTAGCCGTTCACGAACAAACGGATATAAAAAAGCCCCGCGGATGCGAGGCTGATATTCGGTTAGTGCTGAGGTTAATTCTTCTTGGGGTTTGTCCTGGAATGCTCCTGCTCCATCATCGCCTGCCAGCGCTTATCATCTTCACTCATTACGGAGTCAAACTCCTCTCTGGTGAAGCCCTTTTGGTTTGGATATTTAGCATTCAGAAGTAAGCTGAACTCTGTCATCGTGAGGTTCTCAGCCTCTTCCCGGCTTATGCCGAAATGGTTACGGGCCGCCATGATGTAGTCGGCTGCGCGGAATTCTGCGGTTGTCTCGTTAGTTTCGTAACGCTGCAGCTTGCGCACCTTCGCTTTGCCGATGATGCCGTGCATCATCAGGTTTTGCGCGACGATAACCATGTTCTCCGGCGGCATGCTGCCCGGGCGCCAGACAAAGCCACGCTTACGGGTCTTTCCCGGCTTCATCCAGCCAACCAGAGCTCCGATATCGTCGTCGCAGCACGCTGTCAGTACCGCGTGTGCTGCCATGATGGCTTTGCGGGTCAGTAGCCCACTCTGGATATAGCGCAGCACACAATCCGGAAGCCGGCTGTACTCGTCGCGGATATAGGCCTGAGCGGCGCGCTGTATCAACGGAGTAGCCTCATCGTTGCACAGGTCATAGAACGTTTGAACGATTTCGGCAGGCTCACCGATGCGCGCCATGTTGCGGAATGACGGTCGGAAAAAGAATTCCCGGTCATCGGTACCGATAACGCATTCGCCTAATTCTTTAATCGGGGTCATAGTCGCTCCATAAACAGTATCAAGGGCGCAGAACGCCCTTTGTACTATTCACGAAATGGCCTGGTGGTTAACTGATAGTGACCGTGCAGGATGCAGACGTGATCTTGACTGGTGTCGCGGAGGAATCGGTGACTTCACAGGTATAAACCCCGGCATCACCGGAAGCAGCGCTGGCCTTGTTGAAGGTCGCCGTTGTTTGCCCGCTGACAACCGTGCCGTCTTTCTTCCAGACGTAGGTGTAAGGCGCTGTGCCACCCTCAACCACTACCGACATATTCAGAGCCGATCCGGCTGCCACGCTCTTGGTCGTCGGCAGGTTGGTGGTAAACGCCAGCGCCGGCGGAGCTACCTCAAATACCACGGTGTCTGCATCAGCAACTTTCCACTCTCCGGAGAAGGTGGAAATATCCGTGGTGCCGAAATCACCAGACCAGGAGGTAGTGTTAAAGTAGCCCATGATATAAGTGCCAGCGTCTTCACCAGTGAAGTCGAAGCGGATCCAGACTGTCGGCTGACGGCCGGCCTGCACCTCATCGAAAATATATTTCGAGATGGCAATAGCGCCAACTTCAGTCGTCTTGTCTTTTTTACGGAACTCACCTTCTCCGGAAATGGTGACGTCCATGTTGTTTACAAGGTTCTCAACCATCCCCTTCGTATCGTCAGCCTCAGAGGAGACGGTATTCATGGAGTAGTCGAAGCCCTTGGTGGTCATGGCGCCGAGTCGCTTCCATTCGGAAAGCGCAGGAACCGTATCAGCACAGCCAAAAGCCATGCGGAGCACGGCCACCTTACCAATCAGCTTGCCGGTGTCATTAGCGCAGCCTTGCATGTATGCCTCTCAATTAAAAAAGGCCGCCATATGGCAGCCTGATGGGTGATTCTGACGATTATTCGCCGTATGTGCAGGAGACGAGTAGCCGGGTTACCAACCGGCCTTCTTCGGTAGGGATCGGCGCCGGGACATTGCCGACAAGCCGCAGCGCGCCAACGCAATCATCGGCGCCGGCTTGCGCGCTGATATACTCGACAATGGCGTTTACCGCGGCGTCAGCAGCATCTGGATTGGCCTTCGAGGAGATCACATCAACCATCACATACCAGTCGCCGCCAAGGTCAAAGGTGATATCGGTGCCGCCTGAAGGCCGGAATACGATGAACTGATCGGTATCTTTCCCGGTGTCGCGCCATTGCCGCCACTGGACCTTAAACCCCGCGGTAAGCCCCTCAGCCACAAAGAGGTCTTTGAGGCGCATATACATGGGGGGTGTCATAGCGAAAGCTCCTTCTTCACCACCGCGTCAATCTGGCTGCGGGTATCCTCGAAGCCCTTCGTTAAGAATTCCTTGCGGGCCGTTGATCGCGTGAAGTTCTGTTTCACTGCCGGGTCGTGAACATACACCGCATAGTTGGCGGAGTAACCAACGCGCCCGGTTACCCTGGTGCCGTTAGCCATGATTTCGCGGAACTGGCTGTTGATGAGCGTCGACGTATCGATCGGGGTGTAAAGCGCGGCCTGCGCGCTGCCGATAAGCATCGCAGACTGGATTGCTCGCACGACTTTACGCCCCTGGACGTCTTTGATGATGCGATCGAGGTTGGCCTTGGCTTGCCGGATGCCGCGAACTTTAGCGCCCATAATCAGACTCCCGTAATCAGTGCGAAATCGTCCGCCAGTCGCTCGAATGTATCTGCGAACTGGACGATCTGCCGAATCTCATCGGCCTCATCCGGCGGTGCTGCATCAGTCGACGCGCCAATCAGGATGTAATCTCCCTCCCGCGCCGTTGCGTACTCGGTCCATATCGTGTTTTTAACAACGAGTTCCCGGCCAAGGTCACCGATTTTTGCAGAGAGTCCGCCCTGGTAGTCACAGAGGATAGCGATCGGCGCTTCCCACCCGTACGGCTGACCTCCGCCGTCGGTATCGCTACCGTCAGCATCGCGTATGCGCCGCCAGATTGTCGCCGTTGCCGTGTATGACCAATTAGCTACCGAAGACATCAGTCATCCCTCCATCGCAGCACAACGGCGCCTGTGGCGCGTATGAGGTCGCAGTTGATGAACCACTCGCCGTCGCTCTTCACGTACGCCGTCGTTTGCTGGCCGGTATCGGTGATAACCCACACCCGGGTAAACGTCCGCGGCAGCCGTTGCTGAACTGAAACCCATGCCATTAGCAGCCCCCGACCACCATAAACAAGCCCACACTGTTGCCGGCGCTGATCGGAAGTTCACTGGTGCAGCCGCTGGTATCCAGTTTCGCCAGCGAGTCACGCAGCCAGGTAATGCCGTCGTCTCCGTAATCGAACGAGCGCGACGCTCCTGATGGCGCCCCCTGCGATTTTATTCGCCGGGCACCGGATGACGTCGCCATGAGCGCAGCGGCATACATCAGAATGAGCTTTGCCGTGCGTTCGTCGTATCCAGCACCATCGAGGCACGGGATAATCTTGTTCACCACGCAGAGAATCGGATCGAGCAGAGTGGCCGGGATGGCGTAACCCAATTCACCGAGGAACGCCTGCACGTCTGCCGCTGTGATTGGGTCAGCCATGGTTATTTCGCCTTCTTCGATTTGCTGGCAGATTCTTCCTGCTGCTCTGCCTGCTCTGCAGCGTCATTGCCCGGCGTGGCTACTTCCAGCGCTTGCTCTTCCACTTCGCCCACCACCGACACACGACCAGCAAAAGCTGCAGGAACGTCCGCCGCGACGAATTCGTGGCCAACAGGAAGTTGCTGGAAGACGCCATCAATCATGCCCCAGCAGCCGGTTTTCTCGACCTTTAACGTTTTCATGCTTTCTCCCGAAGAAAAGGGGCCGAAGCCCCTTAACCCTGTGCGTTGAAGACTTTAGAGCGACCGTTGAAATCACGCTTAATCTGCAGACCAACAGCACTCCAGACCAGAGTGTTGTAGTTGTCGAACGGATTCTGTCGCGGGATCATGAAGGTACCCACCGGCGCGGCGATGCGCGTCTTGATGTACTGCGAGTTGCGAACGTACGCAATGAAGTGGTTACCGGTCAGCTTAAAGGTCTGGTTCACCGACTCAATGCGACCGTAGCGCAGGATGTACTCCAGCACGGTGCCTTCTTTGAAGCCCGCAGCGGAGGAGTACGGCTTGCTCATGTTGCGCATGATGTCAGGCGACACCCAAACCTTCACCTTCTCCTGCACGTAGTTATCGTCCAGAAGCTTCGCGAACGGTCCGGTGAAGAAAGCGACCATCTCGTCAGGAGTAGCAGTGGTCAGGTCGATGTTGAGGCCTGAAGCACTCAGGTCTACCTGGTTGGTGTTGGCGTGGTTGGTGATACCGGCGCCGACATACCCCTTCACCTTCACCTTCGCATCGCCTGAAAGCATGTAGTCAGCCATGTCTTCACGGATAGCCGCAACGTGCGCTTCCTGGTCATCGGCCATCGCGTCGAGGTTTTCCGACTGCATGCCGTTCCACTCACGCCATTCGCGGCTGTAGCCGGTGTTAAAGATCGGGATCGGGTCGCCGGCTTCGTCGTAGATGACTTTATCCAGCTCTTCCGGAACATGGCCCGTCAGTGTGCGATGAACCTTGCCTGCGTCACTGGAAACGCGGTATAGCGCCGCCGTCTTGCCGATAGAGATCGGCGTACCGAGACCGAGCAGGTCATCAAGCAGGCCGTTGCCTTCGTCGTTGCGGAAGACTCGGGTGGTGATGTTGTCCACTTCACGCCAGTAGTCTTTAGAGATCAGCGCAGCCTGGTTAACTTCCAGCGCGCCGCCGTACTGGGCGGAAATGTTGTTCTGGTTAACGTTGAAGGATTCGCGCTGCATCAGCAGCTGATTCCATGCCTTCTTAATCTGGTTATGTTCAGTAACCAGCTTTTTGTTAAATACGATCATGCTCATGCGGTAGCTTTCCCTGATTTGCGAACTTTCACGAGTTGGGCTTCAGCGCCAACGGTGATTTTTTCGCGTGAAAAGAAGAGGACCTGGTCGGTTGCTGGAGTGGTCGACTTGGCCAGTGTGCCGTCACCGGCAGAAACCAAACCTTCGTTTTCCAGCAACACTTCGCCGGCTTTTACCAGCATGTGGTAATCGACATCGTCTTCGCACATGATGGCCGCGCCAGTATCCCCGGCCGGCACTGCATCGCGGATATCACCGCCGCCGATATAATTGTGCTGGAGCGCCAGGGCAACGCCTGCACCACCGGCCACATTGTGAACGGCCAGCTTCCCTGTGCTATCCAGCATTACCAGAGACCCAGGCTTCACTGCTGCCGCCATGATTGCTTCAATGACCTGCGGGTCATTCTTGCGGGCCGGGCCCGCGATTACGGTATGGAAACGAGGTGCGAGAGCCATTATTCAGGAGCCTCCATAGAAAGGATTTCACTCTGAGCGCCATTCCCCTGGAATGCCGGGTTCAGACCGGTACTGGTTTGGCACTGCGAGTACATGTCGTTCAGCGCTTCGCCGGCCAGCGAGTTGATCGCCGCTTCGGTCATGAACGGGAATTTCGCTTTGACCGCTTCACGCTTGGTCTTGAGGTCTTTTTCAGCGTTGGCCTGCAGCTGAGTTTTCAGCGTGCTGATCTCGTCAGTCAGCGGCTTAATTGCCAGATTTACTGCCGCAGTAATCGCGTCAGAGTTAATCTGAGTACCCGGCTGGTCGCCTGCTTTCTTCTGTACCTGCTGGTTATAGGCATCCCAGACCTGATCGTCGGTCAGCCCCTCGGTTTTAACGCCTGCGGCATTGAGCGCGGCGATCATCTTCTCTTTCATCGGGTTTGTTTCTCCGTTGGTTTTGACTTCGTACTCAGTGGGTTTGCGCACGACCTCTACTGGATCGCCGACCAGCGTGACCGTGCTGTCGTCGATGAGGTATTTTTGCTGGAAGAGCTTATTGCCCTCTTCGAAAATGAATTTGTCGGGCCATACGGTCACGACATAGCGATAAACATCGCTGCCTGACGGCGCGCGAATGGCTTCACGCAGCATCTGGTAGATTTCATCGAATGAGGCATCTGAGTTATGGGTGAGGAAGAACTTCACTTTGTTCAGCAGCCCATCTTTGAGGCTATTTGCGGCTTCAACGAGGCTTGCCGTTTCGACTTCGCCTTCCTGACCATCGGCATTCACGAACATGCCAACGCCTTCTTCTGGAGTACCGGCGCCCGGCTCATCGAGCAGGATAGCGATATGGTCGAACTGCATATTGCGAGCGATCCATGAGTACTTCTTCTGCTTCGACTCGCCTGACTTTCTCTCTTTGTTCGTGAGTAATCCGGTAGACAGGTGGATCGGGTCGGTGTTGGTGCCGGCGATCATCTCATCGAGGCGATTAATCAGGCGCTTACCGTCAGGCTTTGTCTCGGCGACCGCCTTATTGATATAAACGTCCATGACGACCTGGTCGCCTGACTTACTGACGTTCTGCGCCCAGGCTCCGACGTGATAGCTGTTAATGGCCCGCGGGTCATTGGCGCTGACATACTTGCCATCTACCATCGGATGCGGCAGAGGCATCAGCTTGCCTTCCATCGTCTTGTAGCTGTTGTTAATCTCCTCCGCCGGGTACAGGCCGCCATTCATAACAATGTCATCGACGATCGGAACCGCGCCACGAATGACGTAGTGCTCCTGGCCGTTGATCGTTGTCGTTGAGATGTTGGAGGCGTTGATGGCGAGGGATTTAACATGAATACTGGTAAGGTTCATGTTTAACCCTTTGAATTATTAAAATGAAAAAATGGTTACTGGCCTTAGTGTTTGTAGTCGCCCTCCCAGCCAAGGCAGGTTTCATAACTGGCAATGAGCTTTATGAACTCTACAAAGCCTCAATTCGTGCCGAACAAGCATCGCCGAGCGAAAAGGATTTAATAGATGCAAATGAGTATCTGGGATACGTAACAGGCGTGTGGGACGCGCTCGAAGGCTTTGCCGTTTGCACTGGTGACAAAATCACAAGAGGGCAAATCGGCGACATGGTCGGTGAATACCTTAAAAGTAACCCCGGCATCCGAGATAAACAGGCTAGTTCCATAATCATGATTTACCTGAACTCTAAATATCCATGCAAAAAATAACTATGCTGCCTTTTTATCCGGGGACCACTGTTTGCGCTCTTTCTCCAGCTTTTCGGAGAGCCCCTGATTGAAAATGCTGCCGTCTTCGTTGAGCAGCACCGGAATCTGGCTGCAATAGCAGTTGTACCGGTTGCCGTTCTCGGCGTAGAAGTCTCGCACCTGCTCGGTGGTGTAGACCTTGCCGTGACGGCTGGCGTGCCAGCTGCGCGTCGTCGGTTTGAGCGCAGATAGCCACAGCAGGCCGGTATTCAGGCCAAGCCGATCCGCTGCCCAGTCCGTTTCGTTCCATTGCGCCTGGCGCAGCGCGCCAACCTGCTCAGTCTGAGCGATGGTCTTGGCCTTCGACATCGACACATCGAGGCGCTTGCTGATGACGCTGGCCGTTTCACGTGGGTTAACTCCACGGGCTACCGCATCGGTGATGATATTGGTCAGGTCACCGCGGGCAGTGTCGCTGATGACCTTCCAGTCACTGAACGTTGTAAGCCTGGCCGCCGCTATCTGGTTCAGATAACCGGGGCTGCTTAAAAGTTGCTGTAGCGTCGTCTGGCTGGCATATACCTGCGACTGCTGCGAGAGATTGTTGAATGCCTCCAGCGTTCCGCGCTGCGCCTCTGCGGCGACGTAATCCATCGCCCAGAGGTTTTGTTCGCCGCCTTCGAGCAGGTAATCGTCGAGAATAACCTGCACCGCTTCGAGCAGGTCGGCCAGCTCCTGCGCTGACATGTCATAGATGAACTTGCCGGCGTTGACCTGGTAGAGCGTTGGCTCTGCACCGTTAACGTGACACAGGAAATGCCAGTTGTGGCTGTTAACCTCTCGCTCTCTCCCGGTCAGGCGCTGATCAAACAGTGCTTTCAGTTCGCGCTTGATGCCGAGATACCGGTCCTCGATATCCCGGAACATCGCGCTGACCTGCTTAGCCGATCGCGTCGGGTCAACCTTGCTGCGCGGAACTATCGGCAGCCCCACCTTTGCCGTCTGCTCCGGTGTCATCGGCCAGTGGATCATCGGTTGTCACCTTGTCATTCGGGTTAGGTGGTTGCTTTGGTTCAGGCAGAGGGTCCAGGCCTACAATCTCTCGTAGTTCGTTGGCTGTGAATGGCGGCTCGCCACCATAGAAGCCCGACGTTTTCTGGACGATATCAGCCAGTTTCGAAGCGTTCTCGATTTTCTCTTTCTCGCCCGGGGCCAGCAGGTCAGTCCATGAAATGGTGACCTCTCCATTTGTCGGCGGATCGATAATGCCCAGGGTCCAGAAGCGTTCCAGCAAGGCTGTGATTCGGTCGGTCAGGAAGCCGTTGCGGCGGGTATTGCGACGAATGGCCCAGTCGGTTTTATCCTCATCACTCGCCAGGCGCCCGGTCTGCTGTCCAAACAGGATGGTGAACGGGATTTGAACTGATGCCGCCAGTTCGTTCGCGGTAACCTCCCACGTCGGCCCCGGGTCGCCGGGTGTCACGCTCAGAACGTGCATCTGCCCGGCCTGCATGACCGCCGCCGCATCGGTGCCGCGGTTAAGCTTGTTGACCTTGTCGCCCATCGCTTCGCCGAGGTCGGCATAACCAGCCTTCTTCGCCTGATCGGCCAGCGTGGCCATATCTGTTTCTTTGCTGAACTCGACCGCGATCTGCCGGCTGGCGTTCTTCAGGAAGCCCTCAGCGCCACCGCCGGAAATCTTCTCAAGGTCGAGTCCTTTGTTGTATCCGGCCTCAAGCAGCGGGATACCCGACAGAACGTTGTCATCCTCTGAGCCTTCGCAGAACAGGATCACCCTGCTCGGATGCACAGGCTCACCGCGCATCGGTCCAACGAAAGCCTCGTCTCCAACCGGCTGCTCGTTGAAGTTGAACATCTTCGGCTGGCCGAAGGTCTCGGACTGGCGATCGTTATCCCATTCGGCAACCGTCAACTGCGGCTCCCATACAGGGATCAGCTTAACCAGCGCTGCCTCGCCCAGGGTTTTCACCAGACTGGTATCTACTGGATCGCTCCATGGCTTGTTATCTTTCACCTGCAGCAACAGCGCGGAGTAGCGCCCCACCATATTGCGGCGATCGGCATCCTTCACCTTCGGCCACCATTTTTTCATGAACCTGGTGACGTTCTTTTCCCACGGGTTGGTTTTCTTCGCCTCCTGGGACTCATCACCGTCAACGATGACCGGATAGTCCTGCCAGCATCCATCAAGAAGGCGATGCACAACAGCGAAGCCTGCGGCGTTGCGCCGGTACATGTTGTAAAAGTCATGGAAGGTAATGGTTCGCGGGTAGCCAAACTCCTGATAGAGCGTCGGGCGCTTGGTATTGCCTCCGCCGATACCGATGGCGTTAAGGTAATTCGCTCGCCGCATTTCAGTGGCGAGATTATTCACAGCCAGTTGAAGGCCGTTATCTTGTTCGCTCACTGGCGATGCTCCTTAGAAGAATACTGCGCCGACTTGCGCTTTGTGCTTGATATACCCGTCCAGACCGTACCGGACAGCGTCCCAGCAGTGGTTATTCTTGTCCTCTATGACCGGCAAGACTTCGCCAGTGATCCGGTCAGTTTTGTACGAGTAGAGCCGGGCCTCTTTCGCCGTCTCTTTGCAGCGTGGGTGAATGATGATTTTCTTAAAACCACGCAGGCAAGTTATCCCATCCTCAACACTACCCTGCCATTTCTGAGCTGCTGAGATATTGAAACCCTGGCCCTTGATATGGCTGATAGTTTCAGGTCTGGAGTTGTCGGCTTTGATAGGCCATTTGCGAGCCTCGGGTATGCCGGGGAATTTCGCCTCGTCAGTAACTTTCCAGTCTTCAAGCTGTTTCGGCGTGGCATCGGTTTTTCCAGCGTAAAACTTCCACATGTCATCGAGCTCTACACCATTACCGTAGGCCTCGTATTCGATGTAGAGGTTGTTATCCAGGATGAACATCCGAATAAGCGTGCTTGGGTCTTTTGCGAAACCGAAGTCGGCTCCGAACAGCAGGCGCTCTGATTTCTTCCAGAGGTCGTCTTCAAAGCTCTGCACGACGTATTTATTCGCCAGCACCTGCTTGTCTGAGTTCTCCAGATAGGCGCCTTCCCAAATCCACGCATAATCGGCGTAGTCGAGGTTTTCCAGATCTTCGAGGCGCTCTTCTTCGAGTACATCCGGGAACCACGGATTGTCGCTGTAGTTCATCTCGACAATCATCGAGCTTTTCGGCGGGTTCTTTCTGAAGAGTTTGTCAGTGGCGCTGCCGTCTTTCTCCGGGTTCCATGTCACCCAGATTTCAGAGCCATTTTCACGCACCGTCGGGCGCAGCTTCTTCCAGGCCGTCGCAGATACCGATTCAGCCTCATCTACCCACGCAACCAGAATGCGCGCCTTTGACTTAATACTGTCGAGGTTGTGGCGCAAACCGCAGAAGACGTAGCTAACGTTGCGGTTTTTGGTGCGGATGTACTTTTCGCCAATATCGAAGTAATCATCCAGCCAGGGAACATACCGGATTGCCTGTTTCACTTCCTCCATCGATGACTCTTCGAGGGAGTTCATAAACTCGCGAGCGCAGAGTATGACGCCGCTTAATCCGCTTTCGGCTGCCTGATACGCTTTAACCGCACTCATCAGCGCGAATGTGCGCGTCTTTGCGGAACCGCGACCACCATGCGCGCCACGATAGCGAATGCCCTCTGTCGCGAATACGGGGACGAGCTTCGCTGGGATTTGCAGGTCAACCTGGCTTTCCATTAGTTGGCTCTACTCCTACCAGTCTGATCGTCGTTGGTCGCGGCGACATGCTACCGTCAGGGCTGGTGTGTTCGACTTTTTGCTTATTGCTGTAAGCCTCTCCCACCTCTTTTGCTGCCTGCTCCAGTAGTTGGGCCGTCATACCGATGTTCTTCATGTTCTCAGCAGTCGTCGACATTCGCTGCAGGACGCGCAGGCGATAGGCTTTGTTGGCGATCGGGATGTCGGAAATTTCGTTGAGGAAGCGGTCTCGGGTGCGGTTGAAAAGGTCGACCCATTTTTGAGCCAGACCCTTGCCGCTGACCTTCGTCGGATCGTGCGATTCAACTTGCTGAGGGGTGACTTTTATCCCGTAATCTTTTTGGATGGCGTCGACCACAATCGACAGCGTGTCATAGCACGCAAGCATTTGAACGATGGCGGCTTTAACTTCCGGTTTTAGTGCAGCCATGAATCACCATCCTTCCAAAGCATTCCAGAATTAAGCCAGTTTCAGCATGCACGTCCCACACGCTCTGGCAACATCGATATGAGCAACCTCCGCTGGCCTGTTCGCCGCATCCACCATTTCCTGCACGTCTTTGCTGGCGCCGTAACGCCGAACCACTCCGACGAACTCCTCGACATCATGGCCACGAAGTTTGAGCGCCGGCATTCCGGTCTCTTTGTTGAACTTCGGCGCGCCATAGTCATCGGTAGCCTGGGCGATGTGGTAAAGCTCATGCTCCACCAGTGCGCAGAACTCAAGATCGTTGCATTGCTCGCAGTAGTCAGCAGCCAGGGTGATGATGAACTTCGGTATACGACCGAACCATTCATGCATCTGCTGCTCCATGCGGGACTTCTGCCAGCCTCCGGCACGCATCATTACCTGCTCACACTGACCAAGCACAATGCGCCCGCTTTTGGCGAATGAGCCAGAGGCCCACATAAACGCGACATCAGCGTCGACCAGGTGCGCATGGTCAGGGTTATGGATTCGGCCGTCTTCGGAGAGGATGTTCTGATTTACCCACTCGCCGATTTCTGCAGCAGGGATCAACCGGGTATACGGCAGCCAGTTTTCGCCAGTGAAGTTGACGGGAGGGTATGGTCTGCGATTGTCATTTTCAGTCATGCAGAACAATCCTCTGGGCACCGAAGATACTTTCCCGGCAATCTCGACACCGAGGCATCAACAAACTTATATAAAACTCTGTCAATGGCGCTTTTAATGCACCATTTGCAGAACTTTATAATTATGCCTGCTTGCCAATTACAGGGACAATCCGGATACGCTTCTTAGTGAGCCAGCCCCAGCGCAAAAGCACTGAAAGGATGAGCAGCGGCTTCATGTACGGGCGAAACGTAATTTCCGCCATTAGGATTCCAGTAGTGCGCATATGACTCACCTCGTTGTGACATTATCGAGCCACCTCTGGAAGTGGCTCTGTAATGCCCTACTGACGTTTTGATTCTGCTTGCCTGATGTCGGTCTTATCCCGGTTGCACTGCCCCAGTGCTGATAGCAGACTGACGTTTAAATCAAGGCTCTGGCCCCACGTCAGGTTGTCAGGGATTTCCGGTTGCGGGGTGTTAGCCGTCAGGCTGGCCGGTAACGGGACCACCGGAACCTTGACGTAGACCGTTCGCGAATTGTTGCAGCCGCTTAACTGCGCCAGCAGGCACAGGGCGATTAGTGCAATCATCATTCGCAACAGCAACCCGGATATCAGCCGAGGCTCCCGATGCGTCCAGTGCGATCTGCTCTTTTGCATGCTGATTGGCCTCGGCGATGGTGTT